TTTAGACGATACGTAGCCTACGTCCCAATAACCCTATCTTCGCGCAGGTGCATATGCACCAACGTACCATTTCTGGAACGTTTTTTGTAGCAAATAGGGTGAGCGTGCCCCAATTTTATCGGCAGTGATGGGTTCCAAACCACCACCTTCCAATAAATTGCGTCGCAATCTACCGTATGGAGTTATCCGGAACTTGTGTTCACGGTCCCGTACGGTAAATGCTCGAATTTGGTTCTTAGACTCGAGGTTGTCAACTTGATTATAACGCCAAGCTTCTTCCGAGGAGGAAACAATAACGCAAAGATAACCACTTTCTGAAGTGCCATAAGGCAATTTACTCTTCAGAGTTGATTCAACGCTTTCTTGAAGCCGTCTTCCAAGGTGATTAAAACCACAATGGTAAGCTTGGTTCATTAAACTGACGGTATGTGCTATATAGCCATTGCCATCATCGAGTACCCTTTGGCCCATAACTTTTTCAACTTTGATGCCGTTGTTTAGACGACGTCTCCGAAGAGGAGTTACGGTGGAGTTATCCAGAGTGTCCTGGCCACAAGATTCCCTAAATCTCGAATAGATAAAGGATTTCCCACGGTTTACTCTTAGCTCTATAGCTTCGAGTGCGGACATCGCTACTTCAGCCCATTCATTGCGGATGATTATGTCATCACCATACACAAATACCTCTTCATTATGAATAGGTAAAGGCCCACCTGCAAGGTAAATAGCGGCAGTGATCGCGGTATAAGCACAAAGTGCCATGACCGGGAAGCACAACGCGTTCCCCATAGGTGCAAACTTTTCAAGGCGGATTTTCGATCCGTCGGGGAGGGTTGCATAAGCAGTGCGGGCATGAATGAATTGGTTTACAAGGGGTTGTGGAAACACATCAATAACGAGGTTTAAAGACACTCGATCTGACGCGTCTTTCAGGTCAATTGTAGCATTACCGGAATCGAAAGTCAACTTTTGGTTGATACTTTGATCCGTAAAGTTAACGCGACCTTGCGTCCTCGGGTGGGCTTCTACGGCGTTGTAAATCACGCGCTGTAAAGCTTTCTGTGCGTACATTTTGTGAGAAGGCTCACAACATATAACGCGAGGGCCCCTGGAGTCCTTAGGTACAAATAAAACCTCACTTTCTTCTGAAAAACCATCATAGAATAGTCTTCCAGCGATTGCGGGTTCGATACCCAAAAACGCCACTAGATACGACGATAGCCACAGGAGACATAGCTCGTACACCCAATATTCACTTGATTGGTGGAAGAAATTCCGACCAAAGTGAGCCCTCATAGGGCTAGGTGGTACATATAAGCTATACTTGCCATGGCGCGTTGTATTGGAGGATTTTCCCGGACCGAATGAAGGATTTCCAGCAGTACATCCATCAAGGATGGAATGCAGCTGGGATCGCATAAGGTTCCTAAGACGAACAGTAGCTTCAGAAGTAAAATTAGGCGAATCGCCAATTTCATCATCCGTTGCCTTGAACTGATCGCAATAGCGATTGGTTTGAGCTTCGGTAAAAGGGATCTCAATTTTGTAAGCATAAAACAAGAATGTGCGAAGCCACCTGACGGTGGAGTAACATGGTTCTTGCAATAAATTGCCTGCATCATCGAAAACACGCCGAATAGCTGAACCGAGAAATCGGGGAATGCATGTGTCATGATTCGTCCTTAAATAAGACGAGACACAGAAAGATTCGTTACCAGACAAAGCTTTATCCAAAAGCTTTCCAATTTGAGGTAAAACTTTCGTAAGAAAGTTGAACCCCTCATTTTGGGAACGTCTGATAAGTGTTCGAATATCCCTGGCTAGTTCTTTACCAGAAACATCGAAGGGTTGGTCATGCAATAATGCGATCATCTCATCGACAACCGCGAGCTCTTCCAGAATGCGCATGGTTCGATTCTTCTCATGGAATTGAACTGTGTATATACGCCCTGGATCTATCGTTATAAGAGGGGAATGGGCGTGCACAAGCACACCCACAACCGTTAACTTTCGCCTGACAATAACCGTGGCCCATATCCTTGTAGGACGTAGGCAATCTCAACAAGCATTTGCTTGTAGATATCCGGAGTAAAACTCCGCAGGTTACCATTGAAGGTAAAAGTCATCACACCAGTATCATCACTTTGCTG